AAAATAGCTGTGATAATCTTTGTGCTTCTGACGGTTCAAACTTTACTGTTTTACCATATCTTTTTCTTGCTTCACCTTCAAGTTCTACGTCTTTGCCAGTAGCAATCATGTTAATCAACATGTCAAGGTACTTCCCGCTATGTTTCAATAGCAGTGCTTTACTTATACCAGCTTCGTTGAGAACTTTAAAATCAGTGAACTTCATTTACCACTTCCTACAACTCCAGTATCTTGCTTTTGTTCTTGGACCTGGATTATCACAGTTGTGTCTCGCACGGAAACTTCTGCGTCTAGCAGGATTGGATTTTTTAATTTTCATGTCAGGATCACCAAAGTTAACTTTCTTAATATTTTTAGTCTTTGGATCTCTTACATATACTTTGAACTTCTTAACATCGCCGCGCATAGGTTTGCCAAGTTTAACTTTGCGTCCTTGATATTCTGCTTCGTCCATTGATTTTCTATCACGTCTTAATTCTAAATATCTTTTTCCACTAGTTGCTACCATACCCATTGCTTCTGCATCGCGTTGTGCTTGCTTTTGATTTGTTATTGGATAGCTTTTTTTAACTTCTAGTGTACCTGGGTCATAGACAATATACATATTTCTATATTTTTCAAACTCTGATCTTTCGTCTATGCTTTCATCTTGGTCATCATTGTACCACATAACACCATATTCTTCAAAGAAATCATCACCATCATATGTTTCTTCTAATGGTGCTTCTTCATCTGTGCTTATTTCGATATCAAAATCTTCATAACCTAAACCTGTTACATATTCAACAAGTTTGTCAGCATATTCGTCTGCTTCTTCATCGGTAAGTTGTCTATTTAAAGGTATATGAAATACTGATGCTCCTTGCTCAGATTCTAAAAATTCACAACCTGGAAATACATCTTCATTTAGTCCTTCATGAAGTTCATCTGTGTTTTCCATTACTACTCTAATAAAATGTTCCATAATACTTCCTTAATGGTTTAATAAAATTTGGTGTACAGTGCCTTGTGTATACTCTAATTTTGCTCTGATCCACACGTAATTTCCTGTAAAGTTTACAATTTTACTATCTGTAGCACTAGTTTCTGTATATGTATGTACATCAAACCAATCTTCGTTAGCAGGCGTTACTGCAAGTGTTCCTTGTATTGTAATCGTACCTATTAAATCAGTATAATTATACTGAATCGTATGTATTCCGTCACTACGTCCGTAGTAACCGTCGCCCTTATACTTGTCACCAGTTACGGTTTGAGTAGAGCTATCCGCTGGATGCGTTTGTTGTGTTAAAATTGTTTCACTATTACTTGGCATACAGTATTTATCAACTTTGCGTTATGTTGATATACTTGTCGACACGCTTGATATTGCCACCTAGTGCGATAGATAAAAGGTTAAGCACCTTTTCGTTTTTTGCAAATATGTAAAAACCCTGTGTATAACCGTCATTTTTAATATTTTCAATACAAATTTGACCAGCCTTAATTAGTGATGGATTATTCTCTATCCATTTGCCTGCACCAGGGTTTACTTTGTTTCCTAGTGTAACTTTGTATTCGTATTCGATTGGTTTTTCAGTATAGATTGTATTTGGTTGTAAATCAACTTGCTTATTTGGTTCATGAATACTAACAATTTTATCATGCATAAGGTTTTTTATTTTATCTACTATAGAATATTCTTTAGTATAAAGAGCTAAATGTGATTGTTCAACTCTTAATTTATAATCCTCATAATTTAAACTTTGGCAAATATTGAAAAATAATTTAGCATCTAAAAAAGAGTTTATTTCTAGAGGCTCTGTGGTCCTATAACCCTTCCTCCATATTAAAGGTCTACCAAGCTCGTAATCTAATTGGATATAGTCTAAAACTTCTCTAGTATATCCGAACTTTTTTTCTCTAAATATTGGAGCAAGCTGTAGTCTTAGGTCAATTTTGTACGGATAAATGTCATAAAAAAGTTTTGTTGTCTCAAGTGTTTTCAACAACGTGCTCCTTTGTTTGTACATCTAAATATATTTCATTATCTTTAACTGTAATGTTTACAGAACCACCGTTTTTAAGGTCACCAAATAACATCATGCGTGACAACGGACGTTTAATATCCTTGTCAATTACACGTTGTAGCGGTCTTGCGCCCATACGTTTATCAAAACCTTTATCTACTAATACATCAAGTGCTTCGTTATCAAGATTAATTTTGATATTCTTTTGTGTAATCATATCTGTAAGTTCTACTAAGAACTTGCCTACAATTTTCATCATTACTTCTTTAGTCAATGCACCAAAAGTAATTGTTCCATCTAATCTGTTTCTAAATTCTGGAGCAAAATATTTCTTTAGATCTGTATCTTCATAATCTTTTTCGCCACCATCAAAACCAATTGAATTTTTCTCAGCTTCTTGTGCACCTAAGTTAGTTGTAAGAATCAAAACACAATTCCTTGCATCTGCTTCTTTACCATTAGAACCTGTTAGTTTACCATTGTCCATAACTTGTAATAAAATCTGTGAAACATCTGGATGTGCTTTTTCAACTTCGTCTAGCAGTAGCACACAATTAGGATTTTCTTGTAATTTTGTAATTAACAATCCTTGGTTTTCTTCATAGCCTACATAACCTGGAGGCGAACCAATTAGTTTTGCCACAGAGTGTTTCTCTTGATATTCACTCATATCAAAACGTACTAGTTGTACACCTAATTGTTTTGCAAGTTGTTTTGCTGTCTCAGTTTTACCTGTACCTGTTGGACCCATAAACACAAACGATCCAATAGGTTTGTCTTCTGCCTTCAGTCCTGCTTGTGCAACCAGTATTTTATCAACAACTTCTTCAATTGCTTTGTCTTGTCCGTATACTGCTTTCTTTAAATTTTCTTCTAAGTGTTTTAGATTGTCAGTTTCTTTTTCAGCAACCTGCTCTTCAGGCATTTTAACAATTCTAGCAAGTTCAAATTGTATTTCTTCTACGCCAATTTTTCTTTCTACGTCTTTGTCTTTAAGATTAAATCTAGAACATGCAACGTCTATCAAATCAATAGCTTTATCAGGCAGTTTTTTGTCAGGCTGATACTTAACGCTTAACTTGATTGCTTCTTCAATTGCTTCTTCTGTAATATTTGTTTTATGATAATCTTCGTAATATTTTTTAATTCCATTTAAAATATCTTTCGTTACATCTTTGCTAGGTTCGTCAACTGTAACACGTTGGAAGCGGCGCATCAATGCTCTATCTTTTTCAAAATATTTGCGGAATTCTTCCCATGTAGTTGATGCAATGACTTTTAGATCACCTTTTGAAAGTGCAGGTTTTAACATATTTGCTAGATCATTTGAATTACCTTGTCCGCCTGATCCTGCACCACTCATCATATGTGCTTCGTCAACAAACATAATTGTTTTGCCCTTCTTTTTAAGAGCATGTAAAATCATTTTAAAACGTTCTTCAAAATCACCTCTGTATTTTGATCCTGCTAACATTGCGCCAATATCTAAATTATAAACATTGTATTCTTTAAGGAATTCTGGTACATTACCCATTACAATATTATAAGCCATACCCTCTGCAATAGCAGTTTTACCAACACCAGGATCACCAACTAACAAAACATTGTTTTTTGCACGTCGACCTAGTGCTAGTGCAATACTTTCTAGTTCATCTGATCTACCAATAACTGGATCTACTTTTTGTTTTTTAACTTCTTCATTTAAATTTGTAGTAAATGCACGTAAAGCTCTTGTTGCTTCACCGGTCATTTCTTCATCTTGTAGATCTTCAATTTCACTACTTACATATTCTGCAAATGAATCTTTTTGAACTTTTGATTTATGCAAATAATAAACACTTACACATTTCTTTTCTGCAAGTATACTTATAAGTACGTCTGATAATTCAATTGCACTTCGTCCACTAAACAAAACTTGTGTAAACGCTCTATTTAGAACCCGTTCGACAGTCTGTGTTTTTTTAGGTTTGAATTTTGAATCTGTAATCTTTAATTCGTCACAGTTGTTCTTCAAATGATGCTCAAGATTCTGTTTTAGGTAATCTAAATCAGCACCATATCCTTTTATGACATTAATAAAATTTTCTTCACATAACATTGCAAACAATAAATGCTCTACAGTCACATATTCATGACTAAGTTTTTTAGCATCTTTAATTGCTTTTTCAAATACAACCTGTAATGTTTCGCTCGGTTCTACCATATTATTTTATTATCTCCTTAAACTAGTCCTTAGTATATACAATTTTCTTCAATTAGTCAATGCCTTTTTTTGCCAATCTCTTTTTTATCTTCCTAATAGCATCTACTTCAGTAATACCTAAATTTTTAGGCATAATTGCGTTAATTTGTACAAGCATGTTACCTTTTGACCCTGTTCTTACATCAGGCCAACCGTGGCCAGTAACACTTAATCTAGTACCTGGATTAGTTCCTGGGGGTATATTCAGCTTAATTACACTTCCATCTAAAGTTTTTAAGTTGACTGCTCCCCCTGTAATTAAGTCAAAAATATCAATATTAATTACTGTATTAATATTTAATCCATTCAATGTATATTTACTGTGTGGTTGGACATTAATTTGTACATATAAATCTCCTCTTTGTCCGTTTGGTAATTGTTCACCAAAACCACTGTATCTAATTTTATTACCATGTTGGGCACCTTTAGGTATTTGTATTTCTACTGTTTCTTCCCTACCAGTTCTAAGCCTGTATGTACCTATTATTGTCTTTCCTCTATATGCTTCTTCAAAATTTATTTTTACTGCTATTGTAATATCTGCTCTTTGCCTTTGTCTTTGAGCTTGGAACGGATTAAACCCAAACGCTTGGAATATATCTTCAAATCCTCCTGGCATACCTCCGTCAAATCCATCAGTACTATATCTAAAGCCATTCATGTCTGGCTGTGGATTATCATATGCTTGCCTTTTTTGAGGATCTTTTAGTGTGTCGTATGCTTCGTTGATTTGTTTGAATCGAGTATCATCACCACCTGTTCTATCAGGATGGTTTTCCATAGCAAGTTTTCGGTATGCTTTCTTTAATTGTTCTGGAGATGCATCTTTATTGACACCTAGGGTTTGATAGTAGTCCATACATCTACTTATCGTAGTTATTTGTTAGATTTACTAGATCCGGTATACAAGCCAAACCATGCCGCGCCAGCACCAACTACGATAGATACTAAACCTGATTGTTCCATAGTAGGATCAGGTAGTTCCATATACCATATTACAACTTTGTACAATAAAATAATGTATACTGTTATAAAGATACGAGGGAAAATTCTCCAACTATCAACAGCTTTTGCCATATGTATAACTTTAACGTAAGGATTAGGTCCTAAGTCCTTAACACTTGTATCTACTTCTAAATCAAGTTTAACTTTTTTGCTTACACCTTCACTTGCGGCAGGAACTACTATCTCTGCATCAGCTTTAGGTGCAGGTTGTTTTGCTTCTAATTCCTCAAGACTTTTTCTTGGCATTTTTACCCTCCAGTTTTTCAATTCGTTTTTCTAATTCGTCTATTTTTTTTGTTACAAAAGGATACTTTTTACGCCAAGCATCATCTGGTTGTTGCAACCAAGTCCAACCCCAACGTTCAACTAGGTAATCAACACAAAGATCAAATTTAGCATATAACCAAAGTCCTAGTCTAGTGCTTTTGAAATATGTTGAAAATGCTAATCCAAAAAGTGAACCTACAAGTGCAGTATAAATCCATAAACGATCACTTGCCATACGTTCTATCATTTCCCACATAGTATATCCTTTCTACTATGTGTATTTATTCAGACCAACGTCTAATTCCTAGAGCTTTCTTTGGGTCATAATAGTCATATCTTACAGTATTGTATTGATTTCCACCTAAGATAATATAACGTCCATCATTAGAGCGTCCTACATAGAATCCAACATGCCCCTTCCAATCTGAATTGCCACGAGGAAATACAACTAAATCTCCACGTTGTATGTCTTGTGGATTTATAGGTGCTCCCCATTGTAAAAAACTCCTAGCCATTAGAGGAGAATCACTTATAGAATTAGAACCAGGTATTCCTTCTAGTTCTAATATTGCATTTACAAAAGCCGCACACCATTCTGTACGCACAGGATCTACTCCAACGAATTCTTTTATCTGTTGTCTATTTTGATATTCATTCAAACCTATATAATCGCTTGCTGTAGCGACTATATCTGTCGTTGGAGAACAAGAGGCCAAAAATATGGCAAATATAATATGTTTATGTTGCATAACATATTTATTTGAAGGGATTTAATTTATCTAGTACTGATTCTTGTGGAGCGGAATTTTGCGCCTCTACTTCTGCTTGAGCGCCTTCTATTTGTGCATTTGCATTTTCAAGTGCTTGCTCACTATTTTCGTAATAATTTTGATAAGCGGCAATGATTGCTTTTTGTTGTTGTAACAGTTTCATAATATCACTCATATTCATTGCAAGTATTTCATAACCGTCATCTGTTAGTCCAATAAGCACAGGATCTTTTTTATCTGCTTTTAATTTATCCCAAACTTCTTGAGCATTTTCTTCGTTTATTACTACCCATTCTAAATCTTTTAGTCTTAATTCTTCAGCTGGCGGTAAAACAAGTTTAGGCTTTTCAATTGGCTTAGCACTAATCTCAATCATTTTAGGTTTTGCTGTACAACCTGCTAAAAGTGCTACTGCAATTATACCTACTATAATGTGTTTCATAGATTTTTCCTTTTCCACGCATCTGATTGTATATTAGGATCAAAGTTTGGATTTGCATCTCTCCAACACTCTGGATTTATCTCACTTGGTTTAGTTGCACTAAGTTCTTTTTCTGTAAGTTGACTTCCACTAAATATTTCTAAACAACGTTGTGCATTTTTTGTTGCATTATTCAAAACACGTTCTGTCGAATCAGGCCTTGCTAAACCTGCCGCACCAATATCATGTCTGGAAAGTCTGTTTTCTAAAGCACGATTTCTATCGTTTATATCATTCCATTCTGCTTGTAGTCTAGTGTTTTCTTTTTGCATAGATTCGAAAGCGGCAGTTTGTGCCGCTAACGCTTGTTCATTAGTTTGTACTGCTGTTTCTAATTTAGCATTGTTTTGTGTAAGGATTTGAATTCGTTCTTGTGTGTCTGTGTAGTACCAATATCCTGCACCACCCATTAAACACATTAAAGCAAACATTACTAATGCTAATTTAGCACCCATACCACCTACCCTAGTAATTTTCCCAGTGTTTTTGGTCCTACAATACCGTCAGCTACTAAGCCTTGGCTTGCTTGCCATTCTTTGACGATACGTGCAGTACCTGGACCAAAGATGCCATCAGCAGGAGAAATATTTAATTTCTCTTGTACTTCTGCTACTAATGGACCACGTGATCCTTGCTTCACTGTTTGGTTATAATCGATAGTTGGTTCTTCATAATCGCCACCAAGTACATCAATTGCATGTAGATAGTGTTTTTTACGATCGTCTAAACCAATTGTGCCGCCGTTGATACGTTTAGTTGCACCAACAACGTCCATTGCATCACAGTATTTGTTAATGCCATTTGTATCCCAGAACCAACATGCTGAATCTAGTGCGCCTTTTTTAGTGCGTACATAGTCAACTGCTTCTTCTGGTGACATATCTACTGCTTCACCAAATTTTGTATAGTTATAACGTCCTGTGAGTTGTAGTATTCCACCACCCCTAAAACGCCAACCGTCGCCACTATCAGTATCGCCGTTATCCATGCGACCTGCATATATAACGTTTGCAATTCTTTCAGGCTGTCTATGATAATCTTGTGCATTTCTACCTGCCCTGATAAAGTATTTCGGGAAGATTTTATTTAGAGCCGCGGCGCTATAGTTTAAGTTTTCACTTAGTACCCTAAAGCCGCCTGATTCGTGCCCACACTGAGCAAGAAACATTGCAACCCTTTCGATTGTATCGACTTCCCATAGAGGTAATATCTCACACATTGCCTCATACCATTCTTTCCAATCGTCTCTATGAATAAGCTCTTCAGCCATCCATTCTTCAAATTCAAATTTAAAATGTTCTTTAGCCATTTTCCTGATCCTTGTTTTCGCACTGTTTGCATCTACAATGGTCACATACCTTTATTTGATAAGTTGCACCATTATAGTCTGTTTCAAGTCTATGGTACGGTATACCGCAGTGTGATGGATGACCGCAATTTTGACAAGTGTGCATAATGGTATTTATGATATACGTTCTACTACCAGAGTTTTTCCGGCATTTTCAAATGTTAATTTATTACCGTATTTTGTAATATTATAGTCACCTACATATTTAGAAAGGAATATAATTTCAGCAAAATCATTTACATTTATAGTTTCTTCTAAACTTTCTAATATTGCTTCTTTTTCGCCAAAGTCTATATATTTAAAATGTACAGGATCTGCGTATGCTTTTTTGATTGTTAAAATATCATCTATCATGTTTACATCTTCAACGTAGCTACGGTTGAAAAAGTTTTTATAATTACTTAAATTACTTTCATTTACTTTTTGATCATATACAGCTGGATCAGTAGGCATAAATTCGTCTAAATTTTCTCTAGTTAATGGACGGCTTGTAAAATCTTTATAGTATCTAAATTTAAAATTTTCAATATCAGCAAGTTTTCCTACACCGTCAACAATTTCCATAATCTCATCATATGATCTATGGCTTCTTTCCATTTCAACAAATACTTTGTAAGTTCCGTCTCTTTGTTCGCCTGGAGTCTTGTCAGCGTCTAATACAAAAGAATAACCTTTTTCTATAAATTGTTCTAGATCTACAGCCGCATTGTTATCTTTTACACTAAAACTTAAAGTAACAATGTCTCGGTCTTCACCCATTTTTGATTTAAAAGCATCTATTTCAAAAATATGGTCTACCATATGTTTTAAGTCATGTTTCAACAAACCCATTATACTGTTCCTTCAGCTGGTACTTCAGCCGCTACTTGATCAGCGGGTTGAGCCTCTACTCCTGGTGCTGTAGCTGTGTCAGTAGCATCAACAGCAGGTTCTTGGTTTATATCTAAAGATTCTCTATAACCTTCATATATATCTGCAATTAATTTTTTAGGCATCTGTATTTCTACAACCCAAATAGGCTTTTTGTCTAGTTTACCTTTTTTAGTACCAGGTCTAATATCATCAGGTGTCTTAATTCTTCTTGGTTGTATGACATCGTCTTTTGCGTAACTTACTTTACAGTCATAATCAACTAGTCTTTTGCCACCCATAGGATCCGGCATGTTTTCTCTTGGCCACATAAATTTTGCAGTTACCCAATGCCTATCAATTTTCGGACCTTCTAATAGTTCACCGTTTTTCCAATTCTCGTAAACATATAAATCAAGGGTATCTAATACTCTTTCATAGTCTTTTAGCACTTGAAATGCAGTATTGCTTTCATATACTGTTTCTATATTTTTGATTAAATTTTCGATATCATACATTTTATAATTCCATAAGTTACTACACTTATTTATCGCAAAACAAAACCAAACAGAAGTTTTTTCTCTCTGCATTTTTAGGTAAATATATGTGTAGGGCTATAGCCCTCCGGGCAACGCTCTACTCCATATCCATATAGGAGGACTAGATGGGAGCAAAAAGGAAAGCCGCACAGCGGCACAAAAACTTCAACAATATTGTTGATTTTAATTCGTTCACTCAAAAGAAAAAGATCGTAAATTTAATTCCCCGTAATAAACATCAAGAAGAATACATATTAAAGCTACTAGATCCAACTAAAGACATAGTCTTTGGCATTGGGCCGGCAGGTACGGGAAAAACTCTGCTCGCAGTACAAGTGGCAGTAAAGATGTTTAAAGAAGGCAAAGTTGACAAAATTATTGTTACTAGACCTGCGGTAAGTGTTGATGAAGATCTGGGCTTTTTACCAGGTACGCTAGAACAAAAAATGGCGCCATGGACTAGGCCTATATTTGATGTGCTACGAGAATACTTTAATGCTCGCGAAATAGAAGGTATGATCGAAGAAGGAATAGTTGAGATTGCACCATTAGCATACATGCGAGGCAGAACATTTAAGCATAGCTTTATATTGGCAGACGAAATGCAAAATGCCACACCCAACCAAATGAAAATGTTACTAACACGATTAGGCGAAAATTCAATGATGGCAGTTACAGGCGATCTAGCGCAGGCAGATAGGCTTCAAGATAACGGTTTAATAAGTTTTACTAAACTGTTAGAAACAATTCATACAGATCATTTGGACATAGTCCGTTTTTCAAAAGGAGATATAGAAAGACACGAAGCAGTTAAAGAAGTGCTCCACGTATATGGAGATTCATAAAGAAAGGGGCTTATGCCCCTTTCAATTCTTCTGCTAATGGAAATATTTCCGAAATAACTTTTGCACACTCATGTGCAATTTCCATGTGTTCTTTTTGTGTGCCATTAGCACCGCGTAGTTCAATGTAATGTATCCAGCTACGTAGTGTACCATTCATATACAATCTAGTTTTTGTTAGACCTTCTGGAAGCACTACTCTAGCTTGTTCTTTTGCTATTCCCGAAGCAATCGCCCATTCATATGCACGTTTTGCTCTAAAGATAACATCTTGTTGTTCTTCTGCCCAACGTTGCTTTAGTGCTAAATCTTTATCACTATCACCAACGTCTATGCTGTTTTGACGATTTTTTGTGTCTTGTAATCTTGCTTCTCTAAGGACAAATTGATTACCAAATTCTGCTGGATCTGCATAACGCTGGCTAAACTCTTGGAATGCAAAACTACGATGTCGCACAATTTGATGTGCAATATCTCTTGTGGTATCAATTTCTAAACAAGCGTTTACCATTTCTAAAGGAGACCAGTGTGCATGTTTAATCAAATATTTTATAAGTTTTTCACTTGTTTCTTTATTCATTTGATTACTTGGATTGCTTACCCTTGCACAAAAAGCTATGAGTTCCTGTACATCTTCAATGCCTTCTGCTTTAAAGTTATCGCTAGGCTTACTGTAACTTACTAATTGAACGGCCATTCTTTTTTTGCTCCTTTTAAAATGTTTAGTCTGTCAGTCAAAAAACTAATTGTAGTATGAATATGACCAGTGTCATGCTCTTGGATTAGTGTTTTGTAATATTCTATTTCTTCTTCTAGTACGTTTATGCGTACAATATCATTTATAAGTTTTTTATTTTTAGTCACCACGGCCTGGCTTCTCCGAAAAATGTTCCTCAAACTTATTAGGAACACCGTCCCATTCTTTTGCTTCTTCTTCGCTAGGCTTTTCATCATGCACTGCACTTACAACAGGCCATACTTCAGCATATTTTTTGTTTATGCCCATCCATTTAGTAAGCTCGTCACCTTTTAGCTGATTGTCTGGAAGTATCGCATCAGCAGGACATTCTGGTTCACATACACCGCAATCAATACATTCATCTGGATTAATTACAAGCATATTTTCACCTTCGTAGAAACAGTCAACCGGGCAAACTTCAACACAAGTCATGTGTTTGCATTTGATACAGTTATCTGTAACTAAATATGTCATTTTATTACCTCTTCTAACCATGTGGTTAATATGTATTTGTCTCCTTTTAAAGGAGTATTTCCCCTATGCGTATATGTCCAATCTGCAGGCCATATCAGCAATCTATTCTTACGAGCGTTAATACGCTTCTTTTGATATAAGAATTCTGTTTCTCCACCGTTTGCAATAGTGTTTAAGTAAAGTTGCACTACCATTTTACGTGTTGTTTCTCTACTTGTGCTTTCATAATGCCACTGATGATATCCGCCACCTTCTTCAATCATTTTCATTTTTAATTGTTTAGTTTGATATTCTCTTTCGTGTAGTATACTAAATTTTTCATAGTATTGCGGACAAATTTGGTCTTTTAATACTTGAAAAAAGTATTCTGCAAAATGTGGATGTACATCATGTATCCGCATTGGGTCCATAAAATATAACTGCGTATCATCTCTTAGATGTTTTGGCATGTATTGCCCTTGATAAGCACCTAAATCACTAAACGTGTGAAAATATTTTATTAGTTCATCAATCCATTTTTCATCAAAAAAATCTTCAAACTGACCTATAAAGCCATCAAATTCTACATTCATAATCTTGCCAATCTAATTAGTGTTGCCGATAAATTTATTTCAGGATCAGCTACAAGTGTATGATCTACTAATCCTTGTTTAATTGTTAATACTGCTGTGTCTTGTTTTTCTTCATCACCAAATAATTCAATATTGTCATATAACCAACGATAAATTTCTTCCATTTCTTCAGGACGAACTGTTCCACAAAGCAGTTTCCGCGCATCGTGAATCTTGCCTGCTTTGAAAAGTTCCACCATGTCAAGTTTCCAATCACTTTCGCCTGTATCTCCTTCATGTGGAGCAAGCAAACTACCATCTTGACAATTCATTTGTACCATGTTGATACACTTACGCAAGTCTGGATAAGTTGCTTTTACATAAGTGTCTAGTATATCAAGATCAGGAGTAACACCTTCTGTAATACAAATCTCTGCAACACGAGCAGTAAACTCTGTTTGATCAATCTTTGCAATGTGGAAGCCTTGACATCTTGAATGTAGTGCAGGAATAATTCTGTTTGGATAATTACATGTCAAAATAAATCTACTTGTTGTATGATATTCTTCCATAACACCACGTAGTGCGGCTTGTGCATTTGGTGACAAATAGTCAGCCTCATCTAGTAGTACAACTTTAAAGTCACCAAATGGAATCATCTGTACAAAGTTAACAATTTTATCACGAACGTCATCAACACTGTTTGTTCTACTAGCATTGATTTCAAGTATGTCTAGATCGTTTACTTCAAGCTCATTAAAAAGTAATTTAGCAAGAGTAGTTTTACCAATACCAGCATTGCCACTAAAAAGCAAATGCGGAATAGTTTTATCTTTGATCCATGTTTTAACTTGGTTTCTTTGTGCGTCATCTCTAAATACATAACCGTCTACTGTTTTAGGACGATATTTCTCTACCCATAATTCTTTCATTTCTTATTATTTTCCATTCCTATTCCGACTAAAATTAAGAATACATAAAGTAAAGGCCAAGCCCATCCTGTGAGATGCCCTGTTACATGTAATACCATAAGTGCTATTCCTGCCAAACCAGCAGTACCAACACCAGTGTTTTTTTGTTCTGGAAACTTCATTATAAACTCCTATTGTCTTTTAGTATATAGGATATTATTATAAAAGTCAAGTACTTTTAGCAGTAATTATATTGAAAATTTCTTGCCAATTTTGGACTCTAATACAACCGTTATAATCTTCATTGTATCTATGGGACATCAATATAGGTTTATGTCCTGCTCTTAAACCAGCTTCACAGTTTTCGGGCTTGTCTTCAATCCACCAATGACCTGGCTCGTATTCCTTAAGAATGTCGTCTTTGTCTGCACCAGTGTCAATACATCTTACCCGTCTAATAGTTCCTCGTCCAAAAATTTCTTCTAAATTAGTTGTGCGTAGCATACCAGCAAATTTATCTGTACTCAAACTAGTAATACATTCTATGTGCCAATGATAACTAGCAAATTTATGAATTACATCTACTGCATCACGCAATGGCTTTAAGTAGCCAATCCATGCACTTTCATTAAAGATTTTAACATTTTGGTCTGACTCTTCTTTGGTAATTCCGTATCTAACAAATTGTTTGTAATTTGTAGGTTCAACTACTGCATAGCCACGTGTTTGCATCCATGCATCAAATGACGTTTCCCAATCTAAAAGGACACCATCAACATCCGCAAGAATCTTACGGTTCCGTTCGTAATTCAATTTTTAACCTCTTATTCTCTATTTCCTAACAATGCAAGTAGCATTTGAAATAGATTGATAAAGTTTAGATACAAGCTAATAGCAAATTGTATGCCATAACGTGGATCGCCACCATGTGAAAGATAAATGTTTTTTGCGTTTTGTGTATCCCAAGCAGTTAATCCTGTAAAGATAAACACACCTAAAATACTAATAGTAAACATTAGTGCAGAACTTGCCATAAACAAGTTTACAATACTTGCAATAATAATACCAATTAAGCCCATGAACAAGAAATGTCCGAAGCCTGTTAGGTCACGCTTTGTTGTGTAACCCCAAAGACTTGCACCGCCAAAGGTTGCGGCGGTAATAAAAAATACTTGTGTAATACTTGCACCAGTATAAACTGCAAAAATAGGAGCAAGTCCAACTCCCATAACTGCTGTGAATGCGTAATAAAAATTACGTAGTTTTTCATATGCCCAATTGCGTCCTGCAAATGAATACCAAAGAATCATTCCTAATGGAGCAAGTGCAAAAAGCCATAAAGAGCCTGCCATAGCAAAAAGCAAGCCTGAAGAATAAACAAACCATGCCACCACTCCACTTACAGCTAGTCCTGCCGCTGTGTGGTTATACATATTAAGCATGAATTCACGCAATCCTTCATCATATAATTTTTGTTGTCTAAGTGCTTCTGTTCTCATCATAAATCACCTTCTTTTCTATTTTCACTGTAAAATACATCAAACTCGCCACCTGGATAACGTGCTTTTAATTTATTAACATTTTCTGCTACTACATCGTTAGGATCGATACCAAGAGCGCGGCAACTATTAATCCAATACCACATAATGTCACCAAGTTCTCGTTTGCAATGAAATACAGTTTCATCGTCCATAGGTTTACCTTGGAAGATACATTTTTTAACAATTTCTGCAAATTCTCCTCCTTCACTTGCAATACCAATCGCACCTGTCATTAGCAATGATGGATTAATTCCTGCATCACTTAATACTTCCATGCGTTTGTTCATAGCACCAAAAGCATTACTTTCACTACTAGTTACTTCTTGTACAAAATCCATGTACGAATTTAGATCTACTTTATTCAATTTAACCTCTTACTTTGCAAATTCATCTGCACTAATTTTGTCAGGTGAAAAATCTCCAACACTTGATTTACCCATTTGTACATCGTTTGGTTTTTCTTCTGACCATGCAAGAATACTTTCTGTTTCAACCATACGTAGTTCTAGTTCTTCTTCTCCGTCTTTGATTGAAACACCTCTGGTCCAACGACCATGTTCTACAAGCACCCAATCTCCAACATTATAAATGTCTTTGTTTTTAGGTCCTTTAGAATATACTTTACCCCATCTAGGATAAATGCCTCTTACATTTCCATCGTCTGTTGTTAGTATGATACCTCCTTTAGTTTTTTGTTCACCAAAAAACATATCACTAACAATAACTCTATCTCCGATGGCTGTAAGTTTACCTTCAAAAGTTTTCAAGTGTACTGACATTATTCACCTCTTTTAACAAAATTGCCGTCTTCGTCTTCGACCCACTCATCCTGTGCATCAGCTTGTTCTTGTTCCTTTGCAATTTGCGCGGCTTTCTTTTGCGCTCTTGTTTTAGGAACAGGAGTTTCTTCTGCTTTTCTTTGCTCTCTAGTGATTACTTCATCTGGAGCCGCCGCAGGATTGTCTGCATAGTAGTCACGTAAAATATCTTCTCTTTTACGTGAAATTTTACCACCTGCACCCAATTCATCGCCACGTGCATTTACACGAGCATTTCCTACTGCTGGAGTGAGTTCGTTACGTTGACGAAGCATATCCATATCGATTTGCTTGCCTTGCATTGTTCTATAGGTTTTTCTACCTGTTTGTCTAACTGCCATAACGTTCTCCTTTGTCTAATACTTATCTCATGAACTCTCGCCAATCCAGGCCATATTGGATTGAATCGATTCTATGTACGCCTATCAAATACAACACATAACTAGCAACACTTGATCCGCGTCCTACGCCCCATACAATATTGTTCTCACGCATAAAGTCTACAAGATAAACCATATAGCGTAGTAAGTCAATCATACCACGCTGTCTATATTCTTCATACTCTTCAGAAACTCTAGTCCATTCTTTTGTTGTTAAAATATTATTATCGTCTGGATCTTGTAGTTTTTCCATTAAAGTTGCTTGTAGCCAGTTTAATACATTTAACGTTTTGTATTCATCAGGCATAAACCATTCACTTTGACATACACCGTCAAAAGTCTTTTGATCTACATCTAGTGGAATATATTTTTGTAATGGAGATAGTCCTTGTTCTTCCATTGCATTGTTAAATTTATCTACTTCATCACTTGGGTCACACAGAACCACATGAACTTTATCCGAATGACCTGAATAGATCATATTCATAAGATCTTTATTTGTAAAACGAGGAATACCTAGTTCATCTGTTTTCATTAGCATATATGTATATTAACTGATATTAATCAAATTGTCAAGAGGAGAATCGCCTTTTTCATTCATTTTAGAACGTTCTTTTACTCTACGTGTTTCTGCTTCAATCTTATATGTTTCTAGAACAGTTGTAATTTGGTCTCTAACCTGTGGATTTTGTGTCATCCAATATTTTTTATTCAATTCAAATATTTTATCTTCTATTTCTTTATCAGAGAAACTACTTAAATCATCAATTAATGGATTAAATGACATTGTTGAAGTGGCCTTTGTATTCACCAAATACAGTTGTACCACCATCATATGTCCAAAATTCAAAGATATACGGATGTGCAGATGTATCTATAGTTGGTGTGTTTGGAAATCCTGTAGGTACTTTTAGGAATGTTCCTGCACCTTCTGTTTCCCAAGTTACCGTGTCTGCTTGATCTCTGCCAAACAATGATACTCTGATTAACGCATATCTACCACTTGCAGGCCAATCTGTAAGTGTTAGTGTAAGGTTAGATCCGGTTGAAGGAGCAATAGTAAAGTTTTGATAATGGCCGCTTTCAAAACTTATGTTTGTATTGATCTGCAATACACCACCATTATACATTGTTGATGTACCTTTAAGTGTATTTGCATTGGTAATATTATTACCACCAAAATCGTTAGCTTGATCTAATCTTGCTCTTGTAGTTTGCAAACTTGAAATTTCGCTTTGTGCAGTTTGTAAACCTGTTTTGACTAATCCAAAGTTATCTCTAAAACCTTGAGAGTCGTTGTCTTTACCTGCTTGAGGATAGTTTTCATCTATTCCTTCATATACTATATTACTGGCCATATTTTTCTCCTACATATATTTATCGTATTAGGCATTGTATGCAAAATTATTGAATAGCACATATTGTTCATTACTGTTACCTGTAGTGCTATCAATCAGATATCTGTCAATTTCTAAGTCTAAATCTTTTAAATCATATGAACTATTTTTTAAATTTGTAAGCACAGTTTGACTATTTCCTGGCTTCAAATAGCATAATGGTATTGCCAATACAAATCCAGGTTCTTGTGTGCCTGATTCTTGAGGAGTACGCATCCATAACGGTAAAAAGTCATACTCTGTTCTACCTAAAGTTTTGATACTATTTTGCATATTATCAATATTTGCAAGGTATTTTTTGCCTCCACCGCCGCTTACTAAAAAACCACCGTCGTCAGCTTTTGGAGCATTTCTTTCTCCAAACTTAAATGGATCGCTATCTGTATGAGCAGTAGCAGTTAAAACAGTACTACCATCTTCACTTAAAACTGTATCTCCAAGATCTAGTTGTGTATCACTAGTTGTAAATTTGTATTGTTCGTTGTTTCTGTTTGTTGGATCGCCACTAGCAGTTAGCGTAGGATAACCTTCTTGTTGACTTGTGTATTTTCTATTTGTATCATAAGTCATAGTATCAGCTGTAATTTTTTGATTATTTTTAATTTTAAAAGAATCTCTAGCTGTTCCTACAGATGGTTTAGCAGGGTCTATTACTTCTAAATAAATTATTTCATAAACTTCATTTTGGGTGCCTGGTGTTTTCGCAATAGCTGACTTTACATCTCCGATTCTATATCTGCGTTTCTTATGCCACTTTTGACTAGCCCCAAATACTTGTTCTAGTGTAGATGTTTCTATACCTGCATATGCTAATATTTTGATATCTCTTTGTAGTCCATAATTTGGATCATTAGGTCTATAAACTAAGCTAGGTGGAAAGTTTGCAGGATCATTTATATATTGACTAAATCTATCACGCTTATCTTCTTTTAAGAACGGCTTCATGTATAAATTACTATACTGTCTATCATCATCGTCAATAACTTCAATTGAAAATTCTTTAGTTTCTGCACTGTAACCAAATCTATCTTTTGCTTCTGCTGTAAATTTGTATATTCTATCTACGCTTGTAGTGTCTCCATCAAATGTAAGATCATCATTATCAAAAATAGTTAGTCCGTCTTTTTCACTGTCGCCAAACTGCACTACTCTACCTGTGATTTCTCCGTTGTATTGTAGTGTTAGTCCTGGAGGTAATCTACCTCCTACAAGTGTATAAATTAATGGAGCGTCAGCTACAGTCGTACTAGCTTCTACTCTAAATACACTACCGAAGTTTGCAGGAATAGTGCCTAGATTTGTTTGAGTTAACCAAGTTATTTTACTATCAATATCACCTAATAACTTTACAGTGAATGTTCTATCTCTATATGCTACAACATCAACAACATTGTTTTCAGATAATATTAAGTTAGCTCTTACTGTAAATTTGTATTCTCTAGTAACAGCAGGTTGATATCCTACTCTGCCTGCAACTTCTCCTGTGCTAGAATCTAATGCCATTCCGGGAGGTACTTGGCTTGCTGTATTATCATCGTTAGTTGTTAACAATTCATATTGTATTGCACCTCTTTGATTTTCGTTTTTTAATACGTCTAAAAACAAAGTGATATAATTATTAGCTCTTCGATAACCTAAGTCTGGCGGAGTTACCCAAATAGGCCATCTAATATAGGTATTGTCAGCTGTAAATACACCAGTACCAACTTGAACAATTACGTTGTCTGCTCGTAAAAAATCTTCTCCTACAACATACAATATAAAGTTTCTTTTAACTATTGTATATCCATCTGTTACACTAACTCTAAATTCATAGTATCTATTTAATTTTTTTGGTGGATTGTAGATATAATTTTGTATAACTTGACCTTGATAAAATAAACTAGACACATTACTAAAATCATGTAGATACATATCGTAATTTCCTGTATCATACTGTCCTAGTTTACTGTCCTTATCTAATGCAAGTAATGGTTCTACAACTCCGCTTAACTTTCCTGTTTTTGATAAAGTTATACCTGGAGGTAGTACACCATCTCCTTTGTCAATGTAATATTCTAATGTTTCTCCTGTTGGAAAATCATCATCTTTTGCCATTAATTGGAAATCAACAACTTCATTATCTAATATAAAATACCTATTGTTTAAAGGGTTATCTCCACCAGCTTTAAGAATTCCTTCAGGTGTAGTCCATACAGGTGAATCAGGGCCGTTTACAATGATACGATATGTACGGTCTTCAATATTATCATCTACAGTTGCTCTAATAACAAAACTAAAAGTTTGTGTTCTATTAACTTGGTAAGGTGTGCCTATTATTTGATTGTCTTTTAGTCTTAAACCAGGAGGTAGTTCTCCCGAAATAATTTTAAGACTAGGATTAGTATTTGGAACTAAAGGTAAACCTATACTTACTGTTGTTTCCTCTTCAACAGTTGCTATTGTTTGTCCTGTTTCTATTGTCCAAAAATCTGCCATAATTAAATGCCATTCATATCACTGCTTATACCTTGTACTGGACTTGTTACAGTTCCGTAATCAACATCTGTGGTTAAACGTAGGTAATCAGCGTGTGACTGAACAGTCATTATAATTTCGCCAAAATCTAAATCTGAATCAAAAGCTGATACGCCGCCACCAGTACCGCCGGTATTTGTAATTGTAAGAGTGTTTCCAACTAAAGTTGTTTGTATGCCTGGACCACCGTTTATATTGAAAACATCACCGTCATCGATATTGCTACTACCCTGGTCTGATACATATAAAACGCCTTGTAAATTTGTACTTATTTGTACATTATTCCCTGCAACAGTTGATATTGTTAAAGCACCACTTGTAGTAATATTATTAAAAGTTAGTGCATCTCCAACCTTGCCTGCAAAAATTGCTTCTCCCGATCCTAAGTTTGATCCAGTAGTTGATTCAGGTTGACGTAAATCTAGTTCGTCAAAATTTTCATTTACTTTGCGGAACGCTTCTCGTAAATCGTCACCTGTCCCGTCATTTGCAATTTGTCCTATGTTTATAGTTTGAATAGTCATATCAGTATCCTTCGTATGTATTTATCAGGTTACGCTCCCCATGCGAATCGTACAGCACCATTTCCGCCATTTTGTCCAGCATGTGATAAAAACCATCTGTAGTAATAGTTTGTTCCACCGCTGATAATAGTTTGGTTACGGATACGACCACCAGCGCCACCGCCTCCTCCAGCGCCATACGCATTACCAACAGCAGTACCGCCATTACCACCATCTCCTGCACCTGTATAGTTGTAATTACTTGTACCCAAAGGCGGAGCATCTGTACCATTAGCGCCTTGATTTGTACCGTCGTTTAAATATACTCCACCACCATCTCCACCTGGAGATGCTTTATAATAATTAAATCCACCTGAGCTTCTATAAAAATCACCACGACCGTAACCACCATCTCCAGCAGTCCTTGGTCCACCGCCGCCTCCTGGTCTAACTTCATCAGCTTTATTTCTTCCTGTGCCTGACCCTATTGTAGTGTGTATAGTAGTTGTAATACTAAGTAAATGTAAACTTGTAACAGCTCCTGCTCCACCAGAGCCGCCAGTACCACCTGTACCGCTTGCCGCTAATCCGCCACCTGCTGTTCCGGAAACACTGTCTGTTTCTTCCGCAACATTGTGTTTTATTGTAGTGTTTCCTCCGTTAGTAGCATTTGTTACTGTTCCTGCTTGTGGATATTTTGTTGAACCTGAACTACTTGATGTAGTCACAATTTCAAAAGGTGAGTTTGTGCTAACACTACCTCCACTTCCGCCTTGACCTACTACTACAGTAAACGTATCTCCAGGTTGAACAGAAACACCTTCATAGTGTGTCCAATTGCCGCCACCGCCGCCTCCACCTGATCCGTAGGAATATTGTCCGGGTTGTCCACCACCACCGCCACCTACCATAAAAATATCTAATACGTATATATCGTCTGGAACAGTGAAAGTGCCATTTGTTGTAAAAACTTCTTCCCCTGTTGGAGGAGTTATAGAAGTGTCATTTATTGTAACAGCTATGGAGTTACCTTGATCATCTAATGTAAGTGTAAAAGTTTCTGCTCCCATTTCTTAATCCTTTAATCAGTTGTATTGTCAGCTGTAACATTGATTGTAACACTTGCAGAATTACTCAGTACTGTAAATGTACCAGTTAAACTTACACCTCCTATGTCAGCACTACTTACACCAGTAATTGTATAAGGAACATTTGTACCATCAGGAACATTTGTTGTGTCAAGTGTAACTGTGAAACTCTGTCCTTCGTTCACTGAAGTTGCACTTGCTGATAGTGCATACGTTGGTGTAGGTGCTTCTGGTTGAATGTTTGTAGAATAATCTAAAGGCATCTTACGCCATGTGTAATCGCTTGAATTTGTAACAGTTCCATTAGTTGCGCCTGCTGTTGTAGGGAATACTGATTCTCCAATAGTTATACCTACTACAGTTAATTCGTCTATTGAACTGGTTGCAATATTAACACTTGACCATTGACCTACTTCTGTATAAGTAAATTGATCAAATTGATCATCTGGTGTTGGTGCTGGATTTATAGGAACACTAGCAACTAAGGCTTGTTGCGCTGTATTGTTGTATACACTAATACCGTATCCGCCTACAAACAATCTATTATTTGGATCAAGAGTATTATCTATTGCACAGGTATTAGCGATTAAATAATGTCCGCCTCCTTGATCAGTTGTATATATACCAACTTCATTTTCAGTTAAACTGTCATTGAATCCTGTAACTAACATTTTGTCTGACCCAGTAGCTGTACTTCTAATTTTTCCTACAGCAAAAACTTTATCGTTTACACTATCATAAGCTATGTCATTTACAACAGGATAAGTAGATGTTCTTGTTGTGCTATTAAGTTGCCACTCGTTTGTTCTTAAACCAGTTGTACCGTCTAATTTAATTACATGTGATCTCCAAGTGTTTGGATCTGTTACTCCGATGTAAATGGAATCAATAGATCCGTTTTCAGCTAATTTTAATGCAAGACCACTTGGTTCTGCATCGTCATTTAGATAATACCATCTTGCAAATAGTAGAGCAAAAGTAGAACTAAATTTCCATAGTCTTGTAGCAAATTCTTCGTTATTAGTGCCACTTGGTTGTTTTTCTCTACCATATACTACATACTGATCATTTAAGCCATCGCATTCAACAAAGTAACCTTCCATAAGTCTATCTGAAGGAGGTGCTTTGTATTGTCTTACAACATCACCATTTGTAATGTCTAACTCCATAATAAACATTGCGCTTTGTGTAGCAGAGTTGTTTAACAACGTTCCAACAACTATTAAGTTACCCGAACTGTTAATTTTTATGTCGTGTGCTTTGTATGCATACCCGTCTGAATCTGCATAAGTTCTATACCAAAGATTTGCGCCAGAAGAATTTGTTTTAGTTACATATAATTTACTAGGATAGTCAACTGCTGGAGTTTGTGTTTTCCAATTCCATTCTCCTGTATATGCAAGATAGTGATTTTCCGACGCATCAGTAACAGATTGTCCTGGAATAATATTATCAGTTCCTGTCCTATTATAGATTGTCGATCCTCTATCAGATACTTTTTCCCAAAAATGTCTGTTACCGGATCCTAATCTCGATCTGTGTGCAGTAATTGTATATCCTCTACCTGCAAGTGCAATTTTGTTTATTTCTCTATTTTCTGTAGGAGTATAAAGTCCTAAAGTTATCCAGTGATCTTTAGATATATAAATTTCTCCGTGCATACTATTATGCACAGAACACTGATAGTATTTTCTTCCATCTACTGTAGGTGTGTATTCTATCACAGCACTTGTAGTACCGTTATTTTGAACATTGTTTACAGCTGATGCAGTTCCTGTTACTTGGTTTTCCTTCAAGTAAAACGGATGACTAGGCGCATTTACAGTCCAAGATATTGTATCACCTTGATCTATAACAATATTAGGATTAAGACCACTAATAATTCCATTTCTATCACTTCCTGCTGTCCATGTATAACCTGTATTACCACTATTTACTACTGTTCCTGTATGATTAACCTGTGTGCCGTCACTTGTATCATTTATAACTATGCTAGTTGTAGCTACAACATCTCCACTATAATTTGTATCACCAGGATTATATAAATCAACAGTCATAGTTTCTATTCCGTCAAATAAATTATCTGCGGCTATTCCTATATTGATACTGTTGGACAAGACATTTAATGCTGTAGTTGCTACATCTCCAGTCCAAGTAACTGATGGAGTGAACGAACTTGTGTCAGCTTGTTGTATGCCAGAAATTCTAATAGGTAACTGTGTTGCATCTTCTGTAAGATTATTTGTTATAGATACACTAACTTGGCTACCTTCATTTACACTGTCTTTACTTTTATTAAGAGTAAATGTAGGAGCATTGAATTGTCTTTGTGATCCTGGATACACAAATAATAATCCACCGTCTTGTCCAGTTTCAGCTCTACTTTGTGATCCTGCTGGTGCAAGACCCATAATACCTATTCCACCTGCTCCAGCACCAACTTCATATGCTGAAACACTTGAAACTTCATTACCAACGGCACCGTCTGCTGTTTGATAAACATCACCTGCACCTGTAATTGATAGTATAGCTCTACTTGTACCTCTTGCTCCTGATAATCCACTAAGTCCTCTTGTAAGGTTGGCACCACCACCGTGTCCGCCTCTTACTGTCCCTGTGCCACTTTGCCAATTTTCAATGAACGTGTGTCCACCACCACTTCCTACTGTAGCAGTATTTAAATCTACTGCTTGATCTCCTTGAGCTACTAAAAATTCTCCTAACGATGTAGTGTTTGCATAAGTTGCTCCTGTGTTAGCGCCACCTCTGTATTCAATACTATAGATAGTTTCACCTGCACTTTCAATATATCCTGCACTACCTCCATTACCAACTGTGTAAGGCACACTTTCAAAAGTACATCCTGTTGCTTCAACATGGTGTTTGATGTAATAAGTCATTTGCGGAAGAGATGCATCTGCACTATAATCTTGGAACTTCATTGTATTAGCATCGAGAACACTTCTTCCAGAAGTCTTTTCTAATCTTGCAACATACCTTGGCGTAGTAGCACCTGCGCCTTGTTTGAACACAATGTATATAGAATCATAAATATCCCAAGTAGAAGTAACATTATCAGCAAAGAATCTATTGATTCTTTCCATAAAAAATCCAGGATATGAAACATCATAGTCTGCTGTGCCTGAAGGTCTGTTGTCTAATTTGACACCTAAAAATTGAGATCCGCCATTGTAATCATCAACTTGAAACATTTTTGTAGACTGTGTACCTGTAGTTGATCTTGCACCTGGTGCTAATTTCCAGTTTCCATCATTTGCACCTATATCAACATTTAGTATTTGATATCTATTTTTACTAACACCATCTATTACTTCAGTTTGAGGAAAACCTTGATCACCAACGCCTCCTGTTCCAGATCCGCCGCCTCCGCCACCTATAACCATTTTGCCATGTGCGTAAGGATACGACCAACCACCTTGGCCTCCTTGTTGATAACCAGTAAATGCAGATGATCCAGTTGCTACTGAGCCTCCAAGTCCTCCAGCTACACCTGCATCAAGCATAGGTGCTTCACTACCATATCCGTTTTTATTCTGTGCGGAACTTATTTTTCCACCTTCTATTGTATATGTATTACTACCAATTGTAAAAGAAGTGTCTCCGCCATTGTTTGCACCAATTCCTCCTGCACCTACAGTATAAGAAATAACTTGCCCTGCTGTTACTGTAATATTATTAAGCCAGCCTGTACCTCCTGCACCTCCTCCGCCAGTTAGCTGTCCTGCACCTAGAGCGGCAGTTGAACCAGAACCTGCTCCTCCACCAACTGCAAGTATGCTCAAACTTGTAACACCTTGTGGAACTGTAAAAGTACCGCTACCTGGTGTAGTAATCGGTTCTTGTCCTTGCACAAGTGTTGTACTTGTATCATTTATGGTAACACTAGCACTAACACCTGTTACACTTGCTAAACTTATTACAAATGTTTCTTCGCCTTCTGTAGTAAAGTCTTCACTTACATTAATTGTAACTTGTGTTGCACTGCCTACTATAAAGGAACCTGTTAGAGATGCACCACCTATGTCTGTGCTATCAACACCTGTAATAATATAATCTTGTTGTACTCCGTTTATTGGATTATCAACAATAAGATCAACAGTAAATGATTGACCTTCGTTAACTGCTCCTACACTTGCTACTAGATTATAAGTTGTTGGACTATTACTGGTATCATTAATAGTAATATCAATATCAATACCTTGTACATTTAGTGCGAAATTTAAAGTTTCTAATCCTTCAAGTTGTCCATCTGCCGCTATTTGATACGTCCTTGACATATCACTGCCTACAGTAAAGTTACCTGTTAAAGGTTCACCGCTTATATCTTCTGAACTTACGCCTGTAATTGTATAAGGTATAGAAGTCCCTGACAACACGTTATCTGCTGTAAGAGTAATTGTTGTTGACTCACCTTCTCCAAGATTTGTTCTAGTAGCACTAAGAGCATAAGAAGGATCAGGTGAACTAGTATCAGCTATTGTAACATTAACACTTGTTGATGTACCATCAATAGATAAAGTAAAAGTTTCGTTACCGTCGTCAAATGTATTATCTTCAGTAGCAGTAAATGTTTTTACCATAGTTACACCTACAATAAAATTACCTGATAGCAATTCTCCGCCTATGTCTTCAGTTGATACACCTGATATTGTGTAAGGTATGATAGTACCATTGACTAGGTTTGTTGTTTGTAGAGTAATGGTAAAACTTTGCCCTTCGTTTACACTTGTTGTTGATGTAGTTAACGCATAAGTTGGGGTTGCATCTTCTTGAACTAAAGTAATTGTTTCTTCACCTGCAATAGTTACAACATTTGGATCGTTAAATTCTTGGAATGCGTATCTATTATATCCACCCCATAAACTTCTTTGGTTAGTGTAATCACTACCAGTGTTTCCGTTCACATCAATTTGTGCTTTTGAATTTGATGTTACCCAAGTTTTATTATTTGCAGGTGTTGCATTTGGTTGGACTTCTCCGTAGGTAGCAACAATACCTGCTATTTGTGGAGCGGCCATACTAGTACCACTTATGTTTGTAATTCTAAAAGCATTATTAAGTGGATATGCACCATCAGTGAATTTGTTAGTGGTACTTGTTGCACTCATAATATCTACGCCTGGAGCATAAACATCTACACCCGGTCCTGCATTAGAAAACGTAGCTTTTTGTTCATTACCGTCGCCATCTAATGCGCTGTCAATTGCACCTACAATAATTGCTTCTGTGCTATATGGTGAAGCGCCTCTATGATAATAACGCTGACCGTAAAAAGTACTATTATAATAGTTGTTATAATCCGGATCGTTTTCGTCAGCTATTTTATGATAACTATTACCTGCGGCAATTACAACATTTACACCTTCGTCAATTAGTTCTTCTACATCTGCATCAACACTTGCTATTCTAATAGGATGTTGGTAGCCGATACCATCAAACACTCCTGTCATGCCATATGCTGTATTACGTGAACTTCCAGTCCAGTTTGTGCCTCTATAATTACCTCCACTTATAAATTGATATCTACTAAAGTAGCCCCAGCTCATGTTAACCACAGTTGGTCTTTTTACACCTGTTGATGGATCTATTGGTTTATTTCTATGCCATAATTTAATAATATCAAAAATATCAGAAATAGGAATTCCAGTATTTGGATCGCTGGAACCTTCTAGTCCTGCAATTTTTATACTGTAAATTCTTGCGTTCTTTGCCCAACCATATGTTTTTCCTGCCGCAATACCTGCACAATGGGTACCGTGTCCGTCATAATCTGTATAATGACCTTCTGGCATTGTTCCTGAAAGCCCACTAGCCGCATACCAATCTATTTCTTGTACTCTACTGTTACCATTAGTATCTTGGAATTCTGGATGATCTGCTTGTATACCCGAGTCTTGAACAATAAAATCTACGCCTTCTCCAGTTAAAGTATGATCAAAGCCGCCTGTAACAGTACCATCACTTAAATAAGGATTAGATAATGCAATCATTCTACGCAATCCCCAGTTTACAAAATCTCCTGAATCTAATGTAGTTTTTGTAAAGTCTCCTGTTTGAGTAGTGTGTGGTGTAATAATAATATCTGTTCTATCAGCTATATCTAGTTCAACTGCAAAAACTCTTGCATCTTTTTTAAGTTGTTCAGCTTCCTCTTCTGTTAAAAGATAATGTGTATTCCTTATTGATCCTGGGCGAGCGTTTGCAATAGTAACAGGTCTTTCAGGAATATAAGGTAACATATTATTTGCTACCATTTCCTTTTGAAAACTTACTGGATCTATACCTTTTTTAAGTGTTACAATATATTCTTTTTCCATTTCTTATCCTTATGGTGCTGAACTCTTATATGGATGACTTACAGGTAAATTGCCTGTTAGTGCCCACTTGTGAGCAAGATAACCTTCTGCTTTTTCAAAATCTGTTATGTCTGTTCCGCCTGTGCCAGGAACGTCTGCTACTGTAAAAAACTCTGCCATTCGACCTTGCATTCGTTCGTTGGATCGGTTTTTAAATATTCTTAAATCCATATTTGTTTGTAGACTCTTGTCATAGTCATTCACAGGTGTAAATGCATTATCACCATTTACTCTAACAGCAATCTGGTTGCCTGTCTTGTTGAATATAGCACCAATAATAACCCAAGTGTCCTGTGCTATACCTGAATCAAAGTCTTGTTTGTTTCCTATGGTTGATGATATCCTGTTGGAACTCAAAGCGTCCAGGTCCAACTCCCCATCAAATGCACTTGCATTGCCTGAACTTACAGCATAGTCTCTTTTTGGACTACCTGTAGTCTCTGTACTCCAGAAACTATCCTGTGTGTCGTTGATCTGATTCCATTGAAATACTCCAACTGCCCAGTGATTGCCACTGCTGGCTTGTGCAACTTCGTTGGTGGTTAAATCTTCCCCTGACGTAAATGTAAAAACAGTTTTGCCGTCCAGTGTATTTGCTTTATCGGGTAGGCCAGTAACTGTTACAACGGCATTGCCTGCTTTGTCTGCAACTCCTGTAACAGTGTTTCCACTTGGTACATTGAGCGTGTAATAGCCAGCGTCTGATGCATCTAGCCAAATAGCAGGAGATATATCTGTTGAAGGAGACCAAGCCGCCGGTGGCGAACTAAATGAGTTTGCTCTACGTCCTGCTGTAAAACTACCTGTTACTGTAGATATCAAAGGCATCTATTAAACTCCTCCAAATGCTACCATTTGTCCTAGCACAACATATGTTCCGCCATCGTTTAATATTGTGAATGAAAAACTGTCTACTCCGTTTGCTGTTCCTGTTGGCGCACTGTTGCCTTGCCAAACTATTGTTTGTGCTACACCACCAATTTGTACTGCTGTGATTTCGTATTCTGTTCCACCTTGATCAATTACAACAGTTACATTGGTTGCGTATTCTGCTGTTAAATCTAAATTAGTAAAGTTTGCTGTAATATCACCTGCTGGTGCTGTTAGATAATGAACGTGTCCTGTTGAACAATCTAATGCTGTAACTCCTGTAGCACCGTTGGTTGTAGCAAACTTTTCTCTAACACCTTTTTCTATCTGTATGCCACCTGCTGTTGTGTTTAAAACTGCTGTGTTTGTGTGATAAAGTGTAGCAATACCGTTTGCGGCTGATATAGCAGTATTTGCCAATGCGCCATCTTGTATTCTAACAGTTGGACCGCTTATGATTAAAGTGCCTGTGTTGTTATCGATGTTACCTGTTGTGCCACTGTGATATATTCTCATATCATTATCAGTGCCAAACCTAACTTCCTCATTATCGTCAAGGTCAATAGGTTTAGTAAGTCCTGATGAGTCTAATGCTGTAATTGTTGCACCAGTAAAGTCTACACTTGTTGCACCTGTAAAGTCAACTGCACCTGTTGGAGCCATATTGTTTAATGTTGCCGCATCTGTAATGCCATAACCAACAAGTGTAGTTGGTGTGCTAGTTAAATCACCAAATGCAACACTTGCCAAATAGTCAGTTCCTGCAACTGCCGCTGATATATTACCTGCACCATCTGCTTTTACTATTCCTGTGATTGCACCTACTACTGGGTCTGTTTCTGTGTAACTTGTTAAGTATGAACTTAAATCTGGTGGAGTAAATGTAAATGCACCTGTTAAATTATTATATGCTAGTGCGGCTGTGCCTGCACTTGCTGTTGATACACTTAATCCTGTAAGAGCAACTGCGTCTGTAATTCCATAACCTGCTAATGTGGTTGGTGTTGATGTTAGATCTGAAAATGCACCTCCAAAATAGTTCGGTGCTGTCCATCCATAGCCTATTGCTGTTTTTGTAACAACATCTCCTGTGTTACCACCTGCTAATAGATCTCCAATATCGTTTGGAATTATACTAGTTGTATCTGTTAAATCACTTACGTCTGCTGGAATAATATTCGTTGTATCTGTTAAATCACTTACATCTGCTGGAATTAAACTTCCGTTATCTGTTAAATCGCCTATGTCTGTTGCAGTTGCATTTTTCCATACACCGCCTACATACATTTCTAAATTATTTGAATCAGTGTTAAAAATTAATGAACCGTCTGACAGGCCAGCTAAACCGTCTCTCGCGACTGTGTCATAGTCTGGTGGAACAATTTTTGCAAATTCGTTTACAGTTAGTGTTCCATTTACAAAAAGTTGTGAACTGCTGTGTCCTATTTGTACATCACCACTTGCTACATCATATCCTATTTGTATGTCTTGTCCTGCTGTTTTTAGTTGTATTGAACTATCGCTGTATATCACTGTACCATTGTTAGATACTTGAACATAATCTTGTGCAGATACGTGTTGCATTGTCACTGTGGTTCCAGCTTCAATTACAACATTGTCTGCTGTTGCTTCTATTTCAATATCTCCTGTAGGCCTTGTCCAAGTAGAACTTTCAATAGGACCAACAACTTTACTGTTGTTACCATCAACAAGCATTGTACTGTCAGTACCGCTTACAGTACCTATAATATCACTTGTGATAGTTCCACCACCAAAGTTTACACTGTTAAGCTGTTTTACATCACTGTAAACTTCATCAAAGTTTTCGTTTATTTTCCTAAACGCTGTGCGTAATGGATCGCCATCACCTTTGTTAGCACTAGTTCCTATGTTTACTACTTGTTTAGTCATTACACTTTCCCCACAACTATTTCAATTGTTCCTTTGCCATCGCCTTCTTTAGCTTCTAGTGCTTTACCAATAACACTTCCTATACCAGGATTGTTATTAGCTATTGCATAACCTTCAATAGCACTTGCTACAAGCATGTCACCCGGATTAACATTTCCGATTACTTTACATTTTACTCGTCCTGTTAGTGCTACAGGTGTTACGTAATCACCTTGCAATTCACTGTTCATTAAGTATGCAGGATTTTCTGAAACTACTCCGAACACTCTTGTATCACCTTTGGTTGTAGTAGAAGTAACTTCTTTTGTTCCTCCTAGTACAACAACAGTTCCTATTTCATATTCAGCATCTGCTAGATAGTTTTCTGCCAAGTCAGCATAACGAGCTTTAGTTGCAGTACCATCAAATACACTTGCATATACTGTGTTATATCTTAAAGGTGAGCCGCCGCCCTGTCCAATGTTGTATACATTATCAACATCAGGAACAACTCCTACGTTACTAAATTTAAATGGCGCTTTAGTTGCGGCCGCATCTGCAACCAATAAACTAATTTCACCTGCATTTGTTTTACCAGTACCAGCACCTATTGCTATACCTGTTGAACCTGTGCCTTTTTCGTTTGCCGCTTCAATAAATTGTGTGTAAATCCAATCTGAACTTAAACGTCCTGCATTGTTAAAAGTTGAATTTGTTTGTAGTGTACTTTGTGTATTTGCACCACTATTATCAATATCAATACTTGCCGCAAATTCAGCTGTAATTGCACTAGTACCAGTTGCTTCAAAAATTTGAGCACCACCTGGTGTAAGCATTTCAATTGTTGTTGCCGCGCCTGACTTAGGTTGTAAAATAGTATAAGAATCATTAGCACCAACTATTAAACCAGTTGTTCTAATTTTTCCATCGCTTTTTGTCATTACTAAACTATCACTACCGCCAGTTGTAGTAATTGGAACTTCTGTTGGAGTAGCACTTGCACCACTTATATTACCTAGTGCAGTAAGGTTAGCAATCTCTTGTATGTCAGCTAAGTCGACTGCACCACCTTTAAGTGTAACCCAGCCGTCAGTTACATCAAAGTCGTCACTATCAAAACTTGCAAGTCCTAGATCTGCTTGAGCAATACCAACTGCATCTGCTCTAGTAGTTGCCGCGTTCATTGCAAGTTTACTTTGTAGTATTCCTGCATCACTCTTAACATCAGCATTTACTATAGTGTCGTCTTTAATCATATATCCTACACTATAGTGATCGCTTTGCGTAGAAGTTATAAACTCAATTTGACTTGTTCCATCATCTCTACCGTTGGCATGTTCTAGCAACGGAGCAACATCTGCTTGATCACAAATTGGAACAGTTGTATTACCTGTGGCACCAGATACAGTTACACTTGTAATAGCACCATTTCCGTCAACTGTTGCAATAGTAATAGTTGCATCGTTTGCAGGAGTAGCACCACCTAATAAAGTTCCTGGTACAGTAAATGTTTCAGTGGCATCATAACCAGTACCTGCATTTGTTATGAGTTCAACATCGTATGCTAAACCTTTACTAACCCAGAATGCCGCGTCAATACCGTTACCACCTACTTCAGCGTTATAAGTTATACCTGGCGATGACAATGCTCTAATAAGAGTTTTTTGTGTTACTGCACCGCTTCCACTAAAAGCACTACCGCCAAATATTTCATTATAGGTTACTCTAATTGCATTACCTACAACAGCGTCTACAATAGTTTCAACTCTTTGAACCCAACCCTTAGCACTTCCTGCTTCAATAATACTACCTTGGAAGGTTGTATCAAACGGTCCATCTTGTATAGTAGAAGAATCTAAAAGTAAAATTTTGTTTCCTGTATAGTGTAAAAGTTGTCCACTGTAATAATCTCTATCAGGTATTGCACTATCTGAAGCAGGTTTTCTAACCATTACATCGCGTAATAAGTCTAAACTGTTTGAACTAGATGCTACTTGATCAACATAGTTTTTGTTTGCCGCATCTGATCCTTGATCTGGAGCACTTACGTTAACAATTCTATTACTACCTAGGTTTAAATTTCCTACCATTGCGGCATGGCCATCTCTAGCAATAGCACCACCACCAATAATATTACCAATAGCAACACCGTTGTGATCCCAACCTAAACGTCTGTTTACATAACCACGTACAGCGTTTTGTGTAGGGACAATGTCTGAAGCATTTTGAGTCATACCATCGTCTGTACTAAATTCAGCAACGACAACACCTCGTTTAAATCCAATACCATCTAAGTTAGATAGCGCAATACTACCTGCAAAAGTAACTGTACCAGTACCTTGGTCAACTGTAAAGAATCTACCTACACGGAAGAAACCATCTTGGTCAGTTGACACGTAGAACACACGTCCCTTACTACGTTCTTGAACTTCGTAGGATTGGTTGTTCTGTCTACCTTGTCCTAATAGTACTGTTGGATAGTTTGTTTGGTTATAAGATCCTGTACCAATATCTAAGAAGTCGTGTCCTGTAGCTCTTGTCAAAGAAATTTGAATTGTAATATCACCAGGCGCATCTTTAAGTAAGCCAACACGTATAGTCAATGCTTGTGTACCAGATAAGTTCACAGGACTATGTAAGCCTCTTGCGTTTCCTGTTTTGTTTAGATCAATATAACCACTTGGAGTATATGGATCCATCACGTCAAAGAATTTTAGGATTGCGTAGCCTGATCTTGGTATATAGTCTGTAACCATATGGGTCTTACCGTTCCATGTAAAGCCCATTCCGCCTCTACGCAAACGTGCAACGTCTTGAACATCTGTAATAGGTTCAATAGCAATACCAACATCGCCTTTTGTATCACCTAGTGTTGTGCCGCCAAACCCTGGTTCAACAACAACATTTGTATATGTTTCATCTACAATACATCTTACATAATCAAATGTAGAATCAAGACCCATTAAAATTTGATTATCAGTAGGTAAATCTTCTCCAGTTGATTCTGTTGTTGTAAATGTTGTTGTTCTATAGGTATAGCCGTCTTTTTCATCAAACTCAAATGCTGTACTTGGACGTATTGTTAATCTATTTGTATCAAGGACATTGTCCATTACAAAAACTTGGTTTTGTCTGTAGTCAATTAAATGACCTTCTTCTAGTTGTTCTACAAGTCCGTCATTACTATATCCTGCTGTAGCAGTACTAAAGTTAACTTTGTAAACTTGTCCATCAAAGATCGGTGTGTCTGCTGTAGGCACTATAGTACCTGTAGTTGTTACAGTTTTTATTTGACCATTTGTGTCTACAGTGTCTACTGTGATAGTTGCATCATTAGTACTACTAGCACCATCTAGATTAATACCATCTACAACAAATGTATCACCAACTGTATAGTTAATACCACCATTTCTAATGATTGCTACATAGTCGCCTGTTCCTGTACTATCTTTGTTTGAAAGTATTTTTTGAATGTCAAATTCTGCATTAGTACCTGTTGCTGTTGGTGTAAATGGTACATCAATATGTCCGTCTACTCTAAAATCTTTTACTAGGTTGATACTAGAAGCTTCATATCTGGCAATAGTACCATTTGTGTGCAGGATATTAAGTTCACCTCTGTTCTGTGGTTTTGATTCAAAATCAAATACATAGATGTTAATTTGTTCTGCATCTGCTCGTAAACTTGGGTTACTTACATCAACTGGTTGTCCTAGGTTAGTACTTCCGTTTAATATTACATCAGCATTTATATCAAACAATCCACCTGACACATCTTTAAGATATAATTTTTTACCTGCTGTTTCAAAAACTACTGTACCTGTTGCAGATCCTTGTGTTACTTGGTGTCCTTTTTCCGCAATAGCAGGAACGCTTCCAATTGCTGTACTAAATTCTAATATTGTTTCGGCTAAAGCAATCTTAGCTGGTTTAACCATATTATCACGTAGTGTTACAGCATCTGGAATTTCATTTGGATCTGAACCGTTTGCAACTAGACCGTATTCACCATATGCGTTAGAACCATTAAGTGATCTAATTTCACCACCATTGTTAGCGTAGTATGCTGTCCAACAATAGTAAGTAAACTGTGACACCATTTCTGATAAGCCACCGTTGTTAACAATTAATCCGTATCCTAAGTCGTTAACTTGTGTAAAGTCGTTACCTAGCATTGATCTTGCACCAGCTGTCTGTACAGTGATTTCAACTTTGTTTATCGCACTGACTGTATCTAAATCAACAGAACCATATACAGTGCCTGTAAAACCTTGTCCTACACCGAGTGAATCTTTGTTAGAACTTTGATCAAGAATTAATTCAGCTGTACCAGTTACCTGGTCCCAATTTCTTACAGCATTGACTTGGAAACGTCTACCTTCCATATAGAATGGAGCAGGTACTTGAGGCTTTCTAACATACAAACCTTGTCCTGCTTGTGACTCAACTTGTAGTGTAAAATTATCTGTCTTGCCTACAACGTCCATTGGAACGTTACCAGTAAACGCATCAACAAGCATACCACCTCTAAATGCTTGTCTGTTTAGAGATTGTGAAAAACTTGAACCTGTTTGACAATAAGGAGATTTAGTTAATACTTGTCCATCTGGATCAAGTACCATCATAAATCCGCCATGTCCTGTAACACTCAAGTTTCTAACAATAGTACCATCATTACAAAGGAAAACGTCAATACCGTCTTTGTTATTTTTTGGAGGATTATAACCTGCATTGAAAGCAAAGGTTACACAATCAACTAGGTTATTAACCTCTGTAAGTGATTGTGTTTCAGAAGTTAACCTAGTATCAATTATTTGATCAACACCTGATTGTAAACTAGTGTAGGCAGTATTTTGTAGCACTGTGTTAGCAACAGTTTTAATTTGATTAATTGCCGCTACTGTTTCATCTTCTTGTCCTGCAACAGCACCTGCATAATAAAAACCCTGATTCTTTAAACTTGCTCTGCGTCCGCCATAATCTAGATCTTCTGCAATACCTTCTACGATAAGTTTTGTATCTCTCAAACATTTAGTTTGATCGTATACAAACCCAGAAGTAAATGGTGCAATATTACCAGCAACTTGAGCATTTATCCAAGCAATAATTTCTGCACCAATATAGTCTACATTATACGTTAAAAGTTTTGATGCTTGTTTATATCCACCTGCGTTGGTTGCACCAAAGTTACCTACGTTAACATCTTGTGCTGGATTAACTAGATAGTGTCTACCAAACCAACCTACTGGGTTACCTGTTAGCGGATCAACATATCTTGTACCACCTGTTGGTAAGTTAGGATCAGCTACTCCAGTGACACTGTTTGAATCACCTCTTAGGCCATCGAATTCTTCATCTCTATAAAAATATGTATTAGCCCAAGGAGATTGTGATACTCTGTTTGCTGGTCTTATAATCACACGTCTAAATTCATCACCTTTGATAGATACGTTAGCAGGAAGTTTAATCGGAAAGTCTTCAAAATAAGTTCCTGATTCAACTCGCAAACTAATTTGGTTAAATTTAATAGTATTTGCATATTCAAGACCTTCACCTACTTTAAATTCTGTAGGTTCTAAAAGTTGAAGTTCAATAATATCTGTATTTGCTGGATTAGTAGGATTTAGATCTTCACTTAGATACTCAATTACTCTACCAATTGCCCCTGATTCTTTACCTCTTACAACCTTACCTGGTAACAAGTCTGTGTTGTCTGGATCACCTTGGTCAATATATCCATTAATTGAACCGTTAGGTACAGTGAGTTTGTAGGTGCTACCATCAATAATATCAGGAGCTGAAAATGCACTTCCGTCAGTGATTAGATCAGTAATTATATCATACTTGCTACCAATTTGTGATCTAGAAGTTGCGTCAACAGTCAAACTAATATTAATATATTGTGTATAAAGAGTTTGATAACTTGTTGAAGGTGCAGTATTTTGTAATATTAAATCTGTTAATTGTTTTGCAAAAGTAATTGCCGCAAGTGTTTCAGTTGCTTGTGTAGTAGCGGCCGCTACAGCACTAGCATTTGCATAATATCTGATACCAGCTCTACGTGATAAAAAGTTTGCGTTGTTACCTGATAGAACATCAAGTTTAACAGCATCAATAATTAGTCCTACATCTCGTTTACATATTTCTTGATTATAAACAAAGTTAGGAAATGTAGTGTTAACATATTCAATAGTTTCTTCTTGAATGAATTTTTTGTTGTTGTCAATTAACTGTCTTAGATTTCCTCTACCTGCAGGTATTGTTTTTACATCAGCAGTTGTAACAGTAACAGGCACTGTAAATCCTGTGTGCGTAATTGTTTGTGCATAGTTACCTAATTCAAATTTGGATGCTAATTGTAATTCTTCAGCTTTTCTTGCCGCGGCACCTATACTTGCAAAAGCGTAACTTGGAGATCTACCAGCTTTACCTGGAGAAGTAGTTGCTCTTCTATCATCTCCTGATGTTGAAACATACAAGTTACTAACAGATGTAGATTCAGCTTGATCGACATATAATTTTGTTGCTACCTGTAAATCGTCTGCAGATAATGCAGGAGTACCTGCTAGTGCGCCTGGATGATCATGTGCATACAAAGGCCCAGTCATCCTGTCACCTTGTCTACGAACTACAGCTTTTCTTGGAAGTGCTTCGCTAGTTAGATAGAAACCTTCCATGTTGATATCATACTGTTGGTCTGTAATAAAGTGCGTACCTGCCGCAACTGAACCTGTTATTGCAATAGGATTTGCATTAGCAATAGCATCTGCCGAATTGGCGTGCATACTCAACGTATTATTGTCTACTACTCTAATGTAGTAGATATTGTCTGCAACAAGACCAGTTAAAGCAGTTCCTGTTGTTGTGTATTTGTAAGCAACACCGTTACTTGCTCTATCAAGTCCATGACTGGAAATCTGTATATTTTGTGTGCTTGTTACACCTGTAAGTTCTAACGTATATTCAGAAGCATCTGCTGGTTCGTCTCTAACACCGCCCATTTTTCCAGGTTGCATTGCTTTTGCATAACGTTGGTCATTATATTCTTTATCTGGAACTAAATCATGTATAGTGTAATTTCCACCATACTTTGTTGTAAATTCTGATGCCGCAGTATCTGTAATAGCGACATTACCAATTGAGTAACCATCTGCGTTAAGGTGTCCTGCTAGTTGTGGGTCTGGGTCACCTTGTATTTTTGTTCTACCTGCTTGAACTAAAAGTTTTCCACCTAGTGTAACATTAAAAACTATTGTGTCGTCTAGTGCGTTACCAGTAAGAGCTCCATCTGAAACTAATTCTAAAAATTCAATACCATCTTCTGCACTTTTTACTGCTAAAATTTTATTAGCATTTCCAGTGTAGTCTCCAGGTACATCACTTAGTGTAGTGAAAGTAATCTGACCTCCAATACCAAATACAGCATAAACCTCTCTAAAGTTTTCGTTTACTTTACGAAAGGATTCGCGTATACTATCACCGGTACCGTCGTTACCTTCAACACCAATATCAATTATTTCTCTTGCCATTTCTTACTCCAATTAAGCAGGTATTTGTAATTTGTCCATATCAAAATTCACACTAACTCCGCAACCGCATGAACTTTTTGCATTAGGGTTAATAATATCAAACATACTGCCAAACACTTCTTCTTTATAATCTAAAGTTGTTCCTATTAAGAACATTATGCTATGTGAACCTATAACTAGTCTACCTTCACCAGTTTCTATAATCTCGTCATCAAACTCTTTGCTATCAGTAAAACCCCATTCATATTCAAAACCTGCACATCCTCCACCTTTTAAATTAAGGCTAACAGCCCATACGTCTTTTTCTTTGCATAATTTGTTGATTTTATCTTTAGCAGATTGTGTAAGTGTCATAACAGCCATATTTTCACCCTTTGTCTAATATATTTATCGTTACTTTTTATAAACTTAATGTAAATATACTTATGTTCTTAGAAATTTATAAGGTTAAAGCCCGGTATACACGCAAAAGTAAAACAGGAATTGAGCATGAATATTTTAGGGTGAAACAGTTTGTAAAGCTGGTATGTGATTGCTGTCAAGGTCAATTTACTAGGCCTAAAGGCAATATGGATCCTAAACGCCTAAATAACAATTATTTTCATGTTTGTGATAGATGTGATAGTAAAAGATTTGCACAAAAGAAAGGTGTAGAGCAAAAACAAAAGTGGAACTACTCAGCAAGCAGTTCCACCCCAATTAATAAATTATAATTTTAGTCTTCTTTTTTCCATATAGTCCAAGCGCCATAAGCAATCGCGAGTCCTGCCGCAATTTTAGCTAAAGGTGCTAAGAACAATACCATAAGCCCTAAAACAATCAAAGCCGCTCCATCCCAAGATGTACGCTCTTTAACACGACTGTCAATCCATTTTTTAATCATAATATTCTCCTATAAAATTCCGTTATGCTTTATTTCATTTAACGGTAGTACATTACCCATCTCATCAGTAATGATCTCTCCATTTATGGAACCTGCCATAACTTTCCGACCAGCGGAATTAACATAAAGAGTTGGTTTAATCTCGTCACCGTCAATCATTCTCTTTACGTTATGAGGCTTAGGTCTTCCTGTTGAAGCCTTGTATCCTGCCATAAATCTCCTTGTTGTTTATATTTATTGTAATGATCCAGCAATTTAATACTTGCCAAATTCTTTGCCTTACTTTCTACCATAATATCTGCATAATCTAAAAAGGATAAAGCCCAATCATTAACAGCATCATTCCACATAAAGTCTGAATGTGCTCTAAGTTTTGCTTTTTTGTATCCTGACTCTAGTAATGTAGTCATATCAGGTTTTTTATCTTTAGGAAAATTTACTAGTACATCTTCACGTGAAACAGAGTAGTGTATAACAGGACGTACACCACGCCAACTTTCTATTACACGAGAATATCTATCGTCGGTTGGTAAAATATATTCGCCTTCACGGCACCAGTGATGGTGTATGTCAAGAACGAGTGCGACGTGGTCGGCAAGTTCGAGGCTGTGTTCAAGTCCCCACTTGTTTTCGTCGTTTTCGATTGTGATGGTGTTTCTCGCTTCTGGCGATAATCTTGGTAAGGCTTCAAGGATGCCTTGTGGACCCTTTCTACCAGAAATGTGGACGTTGTTTTTAAAGTCTTGGAACTGTTTACCGTATCCCATCCACCGTATGACATCGGTGTGATATTCAAATTCTTCTATGCTCCTCTCTACTATTTCTTCACTATCTGAAGCAAGGACTGTAAATTGGCCTGGGTGCATTGAGAGTCTAACATCCAAGCGTCTGGCTGTTTCGCCGACTGGCGCAAATTCTTTTTCGCAGTACGCAACCACATCTGGCAAGCGCCAAAAATAAGACCAAGTAGGCTCGGTATAAACAGGAAGTACATCGCTACCCAGTCTGACCATTCTAAGCTCAGGGGGAAGATTTCCAACATATTCAATCAACCTTTTGTATGACGCAATATTGTGGACCATAATATCCCACAAGCGTTCTTCAGCAACTTCACGTGTTTGTCTGTTAAGCCACTGCACTGTTGTACTACGAGTATTTAGCGGTCGTTGTATTTCTTCAAGTAACTTTTTTTTCTGTGTTTGATCATAGTGCATGAACTTACATGCGAAACCAATACGTTTTTGTTGTGCTTTCAAAAAATCACCTGCTGTTGTAAATTTTAAATCCATTACTTATAATTGCCATTTCTATCATAATGCTTACTGTTATATAATGCATAATCAATACTTATTATATAACCATTTCCTTGTAAAGTCAAGAGCTTATACCAATAAAAAAAGTCCTTTAATCTATCCATATCTAGTGTTAAAACTTACAGTCACTCTATTTTCTGTTGTATTTTCATCTGTAAAGTGTTCCAACCAACTAGGAAAAAGTATAAGTTCTCCTTGTTTACATTCTATGCTTTGATTAGCCATATTATATTCATTTTCTGTAACTAAAAATTCATTCATTCTATAAGGTGTAATTGGAGACCTAAATAACAGGCTACAACTTCCTTCGTCTGCTATTGGATAAAACGCACCACTTACAACACTTAGTTCATGTCTATGAGGTTTTACTGCACCTCCTACGCCAACTTTATTCATCCAACTGTTAGTAATGTGAACTTGTTTCAATCCATAGTGTTTAGTGTATTCATCAATACAACCTTGTAATGTATCTTTGAACTCTCTAAGCAACATATGATTTAACCAAACGTTGTCAGTTCTTTCATCATAAGAACTTTCACTGTTCCGCATAATAAGGTGACTTCCTGTTTTTGTTTTTTCAACTACATCTAATACCCTATTGTAATGAGGATGATCAGATAAATCAAAAGTCATTATAAGAGTTGGAAAGACAGCATGTTTCTTTTGCTCGATAAACATTACAGCATCCTATACTTTGGGTAATCAGTATTAAACCCAATTGTAATTCTATCATCACAGTCAATTGGAGGAACAAAGTGTTCTAACCAACTTGGATATAAAAGCAAATCACCTTGTTCAACTGTTTCTAAATGAGCATAACTGTAGCTTTCGTTTCGTGCATTAACTTTTTCATACATTCTATATGGAATAGTAGGATTACTAAATGCAAGTCCGTGACTTCCTTTGGGTGCTTTCACAAATAATGTTCCGCTTATTACACTTCCTTCGTGTCTATGTCTTTGTACTCTACTACCTTTGTTCATAATATTAAACCAGCTGTCATTTAATTCTAAAGGTTCAATACTGTTATAATAGCAATAGTTTTGAACACACGCATGGATCATACTTTGTAGTTCTTCAAATTGACCTAACAAGAAAACACGTTCTCTCCAATTTTCTCTATATACACTAGTTACATCACCTTCGTGAATTTCTAGCTCACTACTTCCTTCAAAATCTTTTAGATTTTGAATAAGAGTATCCCAATGTTGGTATTCATCTTTACATTGGAACTTCATTATATTAATAGGAAATAATTCTATTAATTTTTTCTTTATTCCTGGCGTACTCATTTCCAATTCTCCTTACACCAATTGTCTACACAGTTATGTGGATTAGGTTCGCCATGAAATACTGCAATGTTTGTGTTAGGAAGTATGTCAGGTTCTCCTGGTGTAACAAAGTTTCTTACACCGTCAATTCTATTCATAGGTGCTTTTTTACGCATTTCCCATTTATAACTTTGTATCCAATCTTCTGGCCAAAATACGAAATCCTTTTTAACCATATGATACAACCAATCTTGATCTCCGTGGAATTTTTTTGTATATTGTTCTGGTGCTTTCATAAATTCTTTGTATACATAAGGCATACTACCTATCTGCAATCTAAACACACTACTATTCATTTTATTCCAACCAGGCGCATTAATTCTATTGAAATCTCTAATGACGCAAAACTTACCTGGGTGATATGTAAAAAGATTATCTATGTTCCTAAATACAATAACATCTAGATCTAAATACAATAATGTTCCTTCAAACGGAATATCAGGATTGAAAAATCCTGGTTTATACCACCAACCAGACACATTAGGAAATTTCATTAATGGATGTACAATAATATCAGGATGTAAATTTGCGCCGTTTTCAGTAAAGCATACAAATTTAAAAGGTAGTGTTAGATTTCTTTTTACCATACTATAAAGAGTGTTAACGTAATCTGAACTATACTTGTTTCCATGTTTTAAACATGCAACGTATCTATTGCAATCTGTTCAAACCCAACTGCCCATCTATCTTCGTCTTTGATAGGAACAGCTGGACTAACAGGTTGAGGTGTTTGTACTTGTACTGGTTGTTCTGTAGGTTTTTCAACCTTAGTAGTATTAACTGGTTCTTTAACTCCGGTTGCTTTTTCTCTTGCTTTACGTATTTTACGTTGTTGTTTAGTTTCACCAGGATAATACTTTTTAACCATTTATACATTAAGCCTCATAAATTGCACTATTAGCACCATGCTCTGCACATTCTACTTTTACGCAATAACAACGATTGTTTGTTGCTTCACGTATAAGTTTGTCTGCAAAATTAAATGCATGTTCTGCAAATTTTTCTGCACCCACACCATCGAATTCTCTTACTTCGCACAAGTCTTTATCTTGCAAATCATAAAAGTCTTGTTTGTGTGGATCATTTATGTCTACACAAGTTTTGTGATCGAAACTATCTTCAAGCCATGCTTTCAAAGGTTTTAGTCCACCAAAGTCTACTGCCCAATTTTTGTTGTCTAAATGATCACAACCGAATGTAAATGTAAACGCTAGACTGTAACCGTGTAGCAGATGGCAGTGTGAATGATCTGCATTAGGTTGACGGAACACTGCTGATAAACCAATATTGTGTCCGTAATGTTTTGTACTATAATGTTTTGCCATAATTATCTCCTATAAGTATGGCGGCAGAATTAGAAGGGATGACGCCAAGTCCTATTGTTTTATATTACACGATATTACTTATAAAGTCAAGTGAAACATTTGGTTTAATCCAGGCTTCTGGTAAATTCCAGTCCGTTTCTTGGTAAATTTTGAATTTTTTTGTTGGATAGATTTCAAAAAGTTTACCTATTTGGTATATCCAATATCGAGGATCGATTGCATGATGATCACTAGAATTATAATTTTTTGAATCTTTATAGATGTTGTTTACATTTTTATTTTTACTGTAAAGATCAAATCCTATTAGATTTATTGTATCACTTAAATTACAAGCTACAAGAACTGCATATGGTCCGCTACCCCAATGAAAAGGTTCGTCTGGCCTTTGCGTTCCTTTATAGGGTAAGTCAGGAACTGTGTTAGTATTTGGATATGCTTTGAATTCGTCAAACCAATCTTTTCTAGTATACAGTTTAGCTTGGTATTTGTTTGTAATAGCTTCACGCATCATTTTTCTATCTACACATACCAAATGGTCAACACTAAAATCACGTAGGATAGCATTACATCCTACTTTAGTATCTTCTATTGAATCTATATTGATATTACTACGGCTTTCACCGTTTCCAATTACTAGCATAAATTTATTTATTAGGTTTTATATCGCCGACTTCTTTACTAATAAATTTAAATTCTTCTCTTACTTCACCTAAATTTTTGCTTGCTCTATGTAATGTGTTTACTAAATGTCTTATAGTGTATATAGTCCAAAACCACCAAATTACTGCTGTGGTAGCAAACATTGCTAGTCCTGTCCAGAATGCTTGTTTATAATCAATAATTTTAAAACACATCAATCCAACAGCAAACACTACAAATACGATTGGTACGAATCGTGCTAACCTATCCCAACGTTCTACTTGCTTTTCTATTTTTAAAGTTTTTGCCTCTTCTTCTGTCATCTTTATTGCCTCCTTGACTCAAATTTTGAGCAAAGATATTTAATCCTTTTTTGTGGGTAATTCTATGATGCTATTAAGCCGAAAGGTTTCCATAATCCAGGAGTACCCTCACGTATGCATATCCAACCTACATAGCCTGTAGGAGTTGGATTACTATTCCAAACTATATCTCCAGTATTGTAAATGCCATTGTCAGGAATAGCTGTTCCTGACTGCATCTTTTTACCTTCAATTTTAATTGGACCCGAAGTTGATATACTTACATCTGAATCTAAATTAGTTGTACCTACTCCTAATTTTCCATGTATGTTTACAACTGCATTGCCTGCGCCCTGTGTTCCTACTACGATATTACCATTAGCTTTAACTACTAATCTTGTTGTATCATCTGTAATAATATGTAAATCGCTATTGGTCCAATTTCCTAATCTTATACCTGCATCAGACTCACTGTCTATAATAAATTCAGCATCTAAATTTGCAACACTTATTGTACCGTTAGGCGCTTCTGTGCCTAGTCCTAATCTATTTGCACTAGCTTCCCAAAACAAAAAATCATCAAACTGAACATTTCCGTTTACTTCTAGTCTTTCTAATATGCCTAAGCTAGAAAGATTACTATTTGTAACACTTGCTCCTAGTCCGTTTTCAGATAGGACTGGAACTCCGCCAATTGAAAATTCTCTACCTCTTTGTAGATCTAAATTCTCTGTACTAAAAAGTCTATGTGGATTTTCATGGTAAACAAATTGCCTTGTGTAATCTGCACTTCTCCATTGTAATCCTTTTCCTGCTACAGAATCTCCTACAAACTCTAAACTTTCTGCTCTTTCTGCTCTTATGTCCGCAGTAAGTTCATTAACATGCAGTTTGTTTGCTGTTAGATCTCCATCTACTGTAAGATTACCTGCTACTGTAGTATCACCTATTAAAGTATCAGTATCAATTGCATCTACAGTAATACCGTCATCGTTTAAAAGCAACACCATTGTAGTTGCTTGATCGCTGATACCTGTACTAGAAAAATTTGTAATTAAACCACCGTGGATTTTGTTTCCACTAATACTACGGTCATTTATAATTGGTGCTGGCGCTGGTGCAGATGTTAAATCTACAATAGCTTTTCCAAGCGAATCTAATGATTTGTTAAGATCTTCTGTGCTCATGTAAGTATTTATCAGTTTACTTTAAGAAGCACTGTGTCTGGATTACAACGTCCGTTAAGTTTAGTATCTGTAGTTTTTATGTCATCTAAAAACTTACGTAATTTTACTTTACCAGCATCTTTAAACTGTTGCAACTGTTCTGCTGGTTTACGCAGTGTTTTTTGAATACTTAATTTTTCATCAAAACCTTGAATTGTAGTGCCTTTTACAGTCAATCCTGTACCGTCTCTTTGTTGTCCTAATGGATCTATATTACTAGCAACATACTTTCCAATTTTTCTTGTTTTAACATTGAATACCCATAGCTCATTTGCCTTAATAATATTTTCAGGTGGAATACTTGTAATTTGGAATTTGTTATCAACCTTCAAATACTTCAATTTTTCTACAAGTTTTGTAGCACTTTTAGGTTTTCTCTTAGGTGGTTTTCTATTTGCTTTTGCTTTATCAACAACAAATTCTAACTCTTTTACAATACTGTTGATTGCTTCTGTGTATTTTTTAATATCGCTCTTTTTAAGATGGCTATATCCTTCTTTGAGCTGTTCCCATAAATCTGCTTCAACTTCGCCCATTTTGGCAAGTTGTCCTTTTGTAGGCATACGTTCTAGTTCTTTGTAATCATCTAGAAGCCTATCGTACATTGGAATCATTTTACGTGCATGTGCGCCTGTAACATTTTTTTCTGTGAAGTGTTTTTTAAAATCAAATGCTTTAGGATCAAAAGTATCAGCATCAATGATATAACCTTCAAGCCATTCGTCAATGCCTTCACACATTGCATATGCTTGCACTAATATACGTTCTTGTATGCTAAGTGGAGGGACTTCTTTTGCTTTCTTTTCTGCTACTTCTTTTCTATCCTCAACTACTGTGGCTCCTTCTTTAAGTGCCATTTCAATTCTTTGTCTTATAAATTTACTAGCTGGTTGAACTTGACCAGTTGTACCAGGAAGTGTTTGCCAGTATTCATTTTCCTTGCCATTAAAATCTGGCATTCCAGCAAGAAGCATTTTACAATTAATAGCCGCTGTTACACTTATACTATGTGGCGGAGCCGCCTTAGCTAATTTAATTTGTGCAGGAGTATACTCTTGTGTTTTCATCCAATCAAAAACACTAGGCCACAAATCTGCAGGCTTATAATTTTCATAATACCATGCATGAGTACTTTGTTTGAATCTATGATATTTTTGGCCATCCCAATCTTCCCAACCGTCCCAACTAGGTGCAATAAGTTTTGCTCCACGTTTTACTCGAGGTGCGGCTCTCGGTGCTTTCTTTTTAACTTTGGGTAATGCCATGATGTTCTCCTACCAACTATATGTCACTATATAGTCAGAAAATTTAAAAGTCAATGATTATTGGAATTTTTTCTTAGAATGAAATAGTTTTTTATAGGTTTGACCTTCTTTTAACTCAGTTTCTAATTGCTCTATTAGTATATTATGAGTCCATTCATCTCTTTTGAATGGAATAATTTGCATCAAAGGATCACCTTTGTTAATAGTAATAGTTCTATTGTGCAAAGAATATCCCGGAAATTCTACTGGTAGATCATGCTTATCAGTGTCTACTATTGCTGGAAATAAGTGTAAGTCAGGATTAAAAAAGAAAAAAGGCTGTACAAACAAGCAACTATATCCAGGAGGTGTTTTGACTATCCAAGGGTGTTTTATTTTTACCCAATGACGTTTAGTGCCTTCAATTGTTACAGGACACATCTTATGATGATGTACAGAAAGATCGTAATTGACATCACTGTTCCAATCAAAACTTTCAAAATTTCCTGGTTCACTTTTAGGATTCATTGTAAGTTCGTATGGATTAGGAATGATATATCCACTAGTAATAAAATCAGTAACAGGAGGACACTGCTTTATTGTTGGTATTGTAGGTCCTCCAGGATGAAGTTGTGTATCTTGTTTTAGTGTACGATACCAATCTGGAATAAGTTTTTTTGCAGGAACGATAGGTAACTTTTCTGCTACCTCTTTTTCTGCACAAATAAAATTAATATTCATTATATTTTTTCACCAGCTTCAAAACCTCTAAACGTTTTGAAACGTGGAAAGCGCAAACTGTATGTTTCACTATCTTGCGACTTTGTTCTAGCATCAGCTCTTATCTCAACTAACTGACCAATGAGATTAGAACGTTCAGCCCAGAACTGATCACGTTGAGCGTCAGTGAAGCCGCTCCCACAGTTAAGGCGATAATTGTATCCATCATCTTCTCCTTCTACGATTATGGCACCTAGTCTACCTTCATTGCGTCCAGTGCCTTCTTCGACGTCAACTACATTTAAAGTTATTTCAATAAACGGTTTTGCTTTTAACCAGCTGTGTGTTCTTTTACATTCATAAGGTGCATTTGTATCCTTGATCATAACACCTTCGTATCCACCGTCTACAGCCGCTTTATTAAGCTCTACAAAGCGTTCTTGTCCTTCGGGTGTACTTAGATCCACATCTTCCCAATCAAGTGCTTGTACGTGCTTTAAAACGCTTGTATTCTGTTCTACCCAAGCTGTTACTGCTTGACTTCTAAACGACTGTGGTTTGTCCCAAATACCTTTTTGGAAGTCTGCAAGTGGACACATATCAAACAAGTGTAGCACTGCATCATCTGATTGCTTGCCGTCTTTACGATGTACTTGCTTCATAAGGTCTTGGAAGTTAGCACTCATAACTTCTCCATCTAGTACTAGATCATATGGAGCAGGTTTTGTTTTTAATACTTCTTCTATCTCTGCAATGATGTGACCAAAGTTATGAAATTGTTTTCCGTTACGGCTAAACATTTCTACTTTATTGCCACGGATGATTGTAATTACCCGTACACCATCTAGTTTAATTTCAATCTGCTTTTGACCTATCATTTTCTTTTCATGCTTGGCTGAGTCGTGAGCAAGTGGACATGTAAACACAGGAACAGTACCTGGTGCTACTTTGTTTACAGTTTTTTCGCTTACACCACAACGTAAGTCTTTGATAAGTATTCTGCGGTACCAACCGTTCCATTGTTCGGTTGTAGCAACACCCATTGCAAGTTCAATAGCATCACGAGCGGCGTGTCCTGTTAGTTCTCGATTTTGTAATTTTTCTGCAAGTTCTTTAAACACAGACCACGCAAGTCCTTGTCCAGTTAGCACATCTGAGCGTTCTGGTACTTG